GGCTATGAGATTTGGAACTGATGATATTGTGGGCTATGGCGTAGTTGTTACCCCTGATGGACTTGGAAACAGAACTCAAATTGAAGTAGATACTCCCGGAGTATATAACATTCAGTTTTCTGCTCAAATTGAACACGGAGCAGGGGCAGGAGCAGTTGTGGATATATGGTTCCGTAAAAACGGAGTTGATATTCCATATTCAAATACGTCTATTTCAATGCAACCAAATACAAATCAGGTTGCTTCTTGGAATTACTTTGCTAATTTGATTGTGGGAGATAAGTTTCAAATTATGTGGGCTAAAAATAATATTAACCTAAACCTTGCAAACGCTGCGGCAGCTGCTCCTCATCCTGAGACTCCTTCTGTTATTCTTACTGTAAACAGAGTTCAATAATAAGTGGACATTAGAAAGATATCGGTTGGTCCCGACTACAAGGGAGGAGCAATGCATTACATTGTTGGGCAGAAAGTGCTTGGCAATAGTAATGAGATACGCCATATCAAGTACAATCAAGAAAGACAATCTGTACAGATTTACATCATAAATGAAAAACAAGAGGTGGTTCTTTGGAAAGAGTTCACCTCGACCATTCCAATTTCAATCGAATTTAATATAGATTTTTGATGAAGTCACCATTCTACTTTATGGTTAAGCCATTAAAGGGGAAGCGATACGACAACACAAAGGACATAGGAGGAGTAGAGTTTATAGTGAGTACCTCAGAGGAGGACCACAAGTTCTCCAATAGATATGCTGAGGTTGTTGAGACCCCCTTGGGTTACTCGGGAAACATTTCCCCGGGTGACATATTACTCGTACATCATAATGCCTTCAAGTTTTACAACGATATGAAAGGCAATCGAAGAAGTGGTAAGAGTTTTTTTAGGGAGGATATCTTCCTTATTGAAACTGACCAATTCTTTATGTACAAGAGGGGTGACGTTTGGTATTCGTATGATAGATATTGTTTTGTAAAACCAATCCCATCTACTGAGTCTTACATTAAGAAGCCATTTTCAGAGGAACCTCTGATGGGAATTATGAAATACTCCAATGAGTATCTTTGTAGTCAGGGAGTGAACTCAGGCGACCTTGTTTGTTTTGCTCCTGATACCGAATACGAGTTTATCGTAGACGGAGAAAAACTATATCGAATCTACGACCACCAAATTACAATTAAACTATGAACTTACTATCACTCGACAATATTATCAGAGACCCTAAAGCATACGTTGAAGATATATACAAACACGACTTTCAAGATGTTTATGATGGAGAGAGAACATTTAAAAACATTCAACCAAGACACGATGACGAGTTCTCTCGTTTTGTTTCAATCATATTCCCCAATCATAGCATAAAGTGGAACTTTATACGCAAGTCTCCTTTAAATCAAGAAGAGCCAAACTTTATTCATTCAGATGAGATGATGGGAGACCTGACCGTTATCCTTTATCTTAATGAGATTCATCCCGAGAATGATGGCACAACATTGTATGACGAGAATAAAAAACCATTGTGCACTGTATACTCAAAGTTCAACAGGATGATTGCGTTTAACTCTGATGCTCCTCAGTCAAGAAACATATATGAAAACTTTGGTGAGGGGACTGAGTCTCGTTTGATTCAAGTTATTTTTTTAGAGGAGAAATAATATGGATAGCAAAGAGATGAAACTAAAAATCATTGCTGCCGCAGAGAAAGCGGTTGAGCAATTGATAAAAGTTGCTGAGGAAGAAATCATCAAGCCTCATAGCGAGGATGAGTTAGCTGCTGATAGATTAAAGAATGCAGCCGCAACTAAACGGTTAGCAATCTTTGATGCGTTTGAGATACTGAACAGGATAGATGCAGAAAGAGAAAGTCTTAACGCTATAGATAGAGGTGTAAGTAAAACTGAAACAAAGCAAGGATTTGCAGAACGAAGGTCTAAATAACTCATTGTATTTTACGGTTCACGACCTGATACCCAATCCTATTATTTCAAAAAGAAATAAGACAAAGACTTGGGCATATGGCTATGACGAGAAATATGACGTTGTAGTAATCTCCAAGACGGGAGAGATTGGTCAGATAATAAATGTATCGGGACTCAACATTGCCTTACCCGCAACTCCCAAGGAGTGTCTTCAAAGACACAGCAAACCTTCTGAACAGTATTGGGAGAGACACGACCTGCCCAAAGAACTTGCAAAGATTCAGTCTATCTTTCAATGGAATGAGAGACCCAAAGAGTTTAAGGACAGGTGGGTTGACTATATCGAGAAAGAGTTTGACTATAGAGAAGATGGCTTTTGGTTTATGAATAATGGGAAGCCCTGTTACATTACAGGTGCTCACTATATGTACCTTCAGTGGTCAAGTATTGACGTAGGATATCCTGACTTTAGAGAGGCCAACCGAATCTTCTTTTTATTTTGGGAGGCTTGTAAGGCAGACCCAAGGTGTTTTGGTATGGTGTATCTAAAGATTAGGCGTTCAGGATTTTCCTTTATGGCCTCGTCTGAATGCGTGAACATTGGTACACTTGCGCGTGATGCACGTGTAGGCATATTGTCTAAGACGGGTGCGGATGCAAAGAAGATGTTTACGGATAAGGTTGTGCCTATCAATAGTAGATTGCCTTTCTTCTTCAAGCCTATTATGGATGGGATGGATAAGCCTAAGACTGAGTTGGCGTTCCGTGTACCCGCAGCTAAGATTACAAAAAAGAATATGTATGAGTCTTCCGATAGTGAGATAGATGGGTTGGACACTACTATAGATTGGAAGAACACAGAGGAGAACTCATATGACGGAGAGAAGTTAGCCTTCTTGGCTCACGATGAGTCAGGCAAATGGGTCAAGCCAAACAATATCCTAAACAATTGGCGCGTAACTAAAACGTGTTTGCGTTTGGGTAGCAAGATTATAGGCAAGTGTATGATGGGTTCTACCTCAAATGCTTTGAGCAAAGGGGGAGATAACTTTAAAAAACTGTACGAGGATTCTCGCATAGGTGTGCGTAACGCCAATGGACAGACTAAGAGTGGTATGTATTCCCTCTTTATTCCTATGGAATGGAATATGGAGGGATTCATTGACATACACGGTATGCCTGTATTCAGAAAGCCCGAGGAAAAACTGAGAGGAGTTGATGGTAATTGGATTTCAAATGGTGCGATAGACTATTGGGAGGCTGAGGTTGATTCGCTCAAGCACGACTCAGATGCACTCAATGAGTTCTATCGTCAGTTCCCAAGAACAGAGTCTCACGCATTTCGAGATGAGAGCAAGCAAGCCCTGTTTAACCTAACTAAGATATATCAGCAGATTGACTACAATGACTCGCTGATAATAGACCATCACCTTACAAGGGGCAGCTTTATGTGGAAGGATGGGGTTAAGGATACGCAGGTAATATTTATGCCTGATAAGAGGGGAAGGTTTTTGATTGGATGGGTTCCACCCAAGCAAATACAAAACAATGTCCACGTAAGAAACGGAATCAAATACCCCGGCAATGAGCACATTGGTTCTTTTGGATGTGACTCCTATGATATATCAGCTGTAGTAGATGGGCGAGGCTCTAACGGTTCTCTGCACGGAATGACCAAGTTCCATATGGATGAAGCTCCCGTCAATGATTTCTTTTTAGAATACATTGCTCGACCTCAGACCGCTGAGATTTTCTTTGAGGAAGTTCTTATGGCCTGTGTGTTTTATGGTATGCCTATATTGGCGGAGAATAACAAGCCTCGTCTACTCTATCACTTTAAGAACAGAGGATACAGGGGGTTCTGTATGAATAGACCTGACAAGCAGTATGCTAAACTATCTAAGACCGAGAGGGAACTTGGCGGTATACCTAACTCATCCGAGGATGTAAAGCAAGCGCACGCTGCCGCTATTGAATCCTACATTGAAAAGTTTGTAGGTATGGATTTAACAGGAACATATAGGAGTTCAGATGAGATGGGGTCTATGTTGTTTACAAGGACGCTTGAGGATTGGGCTAAGTTTGATATCAATGATAGAACTAAGTTTGATGCGTCTATCAGTTCGGGGTTAGCTATTATGGCTAACCAAAAACATCTTTATATGCCTGAGAAAAAAGAATCCAAAATAAGTATTAACTTCGCAAGGTACAAGAATGACGGAAACATAAGCCAATTGATTCGATGAAAGATATAGAAATCAACATACTATCTACGAGTTTCCCAAGCCAATTTGCTACGGATGCTGAAAAAGAATCAGATGCGTTTGGGCTTCAGGTGGGACAGGCTATTCAATACGAATGGTTTAGAAAGGATGGAACCTCGTGTAGGTATTATAATCAGTGGCGTGACTTCCACAGACTGCGCCTTTACGCTCGTGGAGAACAATCTGTAGCCAAGTACAAAAATGAATTGGCTATTGATGGTGACCTATCTTATCTTAATTTAGATTGGACACCCGTTCCTGTTATCCCCAAGTTTGTAGATATTGTGGTTAATGGTATGTCTGACCGTTTGTTTAAGGTAAAGGCATATGCTCAAGACGCTATGTCTCAGGCAAAGCGTAGCAAGTATCAAGAAATGGTTGAGACTCAAATGGCGGGTAAACCTGTCCTTGAGAAGATTCAAGAGTTGACAGGGGCAAATCCATTTATGATGAACCCGGAAGAACTTCCCGAGTCTGATGATGAGTTGTCATTGTTTATGCAGCTTAACTACAAACCCGCTATTGAGATTGCTGAAGAAGAAGCCATCAATACAATTTTTGATGAGAATCATTACGAGGATATCCGAAAAAGGATTGACTATGATAGTACGGTTATCGGAATTGGTGTAGTCAAGCACGAGTTCTTGCAAGGAACGGGAGTTAAGATTTCATACGTAGACCCTGCAAACATTGTGTATAGTTACACTGAAGACCCTTATTTCAAAGATTGTTTTTATTGGGGTGAGATTAAAACAGTGCCTCTTACGGAACTATACAAGATTGACCAAAGCCTAACAGCTGAAGACCTTAGAGAGATATCTCAGTATAGTCAAGGTTGGTATGACTACTACAACGTAGCACGATTCTATCAGAACAGTGTCTTCTTTAGAGATACCTGTACTCTGATGTACTTCAACTATAAGACCACCAAGAAGATTGTCTACAAGAAAAAAATTCTTGACAATGGTGGTACACGTGTAATTGAGAAGGATGATACGTTTAATCCTCCCGTTGAAATGATGGAGGAGGGTAACTTTGAAAAGATTGAGAAGACCATTGACGTATGGTATGAGGGCATTATGGTTATGGGGACCAACATCCTATTGAAATGGGATTTGTCTCAGAATATGGTTCGACCTAAGTCAGCTTCTCAGCACGCTCTTCCAAACTATTTTGCTTGTGCGCCACGTATGTACAAGGGTGTTATTGAGTCGTTAGTTCGTAGGATGATTCCTTTTGCTGACCTAATTCAAATCACCCACTTAAAACTACAGCAGGTGATTGCACGTGTTGTGCCCGATGGTGTATTCATTGATGCGGACGGATTGAATGAGGTTGACCTCGGAACAGGTAATGCTTATAATCCTGAAGACGCTCTACGTTTGTATTTCCAAACAGGTAGTGTCATTGGCCGCAGCTTTACCCAAGACGGTGATTTTAACAATGCCCGTGTTCCAATTACGCAGCTTACCTCTAACTCAGGTGCTGCTAAAACACAGATGCTGATTACTAATTATAACCACTATATGGATATGATTAGAACAGTGACAGGGTTGAACGAGGCAAGAGATGGCTCAACTCCCGACCCACACTCGTTAGTTGGGCTACAAAAGTTGGCAGCATTAAATTCAAACACAGCTACAAGACATATTCTTGAAGGGGGATTGAATATCTATCGTTCATTGGCCGAGGCAATCACTTACCGTATATCTGACATCTTGGAGTACTCTGACTTTAAAGATGAGTTTATAAATCAGATTGGTAAGTATAACGTGTCTATCCTTAGCGAGATATCAGACCTATATATATACGACTTTGGAATCTTCATTGAGGTATCACCTGACGAAGAACAGAAAGCTCAACTTGAACAGAACATTCAGATGGCCCTGTCTAAGGGTGACATTAACCTTGAGGACGCAATTGATATTCGTGAGATAAAGAATATCAAACTTGCTAATCAGATGCTCAAGATGAAGAGAGCTAAGAAAGAGCAGCGCGAAGAAAAGATGGCTATGCAAAAGCAAGCTTTGATTTCTCAGCAGCAGTTAAAGTCTCAGGAGTTGGCAGCGCAGGTTGCAATGCAAAAGATACAAGCGGAGACACAGGCCAAGATGCAAATCAAACAAGCAGAGGTAGCATTTGACATTGAGAAGATGAAGCAGGAAGCTGCAATGAAATCTCAACTTATGGCTCAGGAGTTTAACTACAATATTCAGTTGGGGTCTATGGAGACATCAAGTTTGACTCAGCGTGAGAAAGAGAAAGAAGACGCTAAGGCTAAACGCATTAGCATTCAAAACACTCAGCAATCTAAATTGATTAATCAAAGAAAGAACAATCTTCCTCCAATGAACTTTGAGTCTAACGAGGATAGCTTAGACGGCTTTGATTTGGCTGAGTTTTCACCCCGATAAAACATTAGAAAATATTTCGTAAGTTTGTACCCAACAAATTAAATTTAATCAAATGGAGTTTAAATCAGTAAAAGTATTGGACAGCGGAGACACAAAAGGTGTAGCTGAGAAAGAAGCAGAACTGCTTGCAAAGCACGAAGCAGAACAAACAGCAGAAACATCAACGGATGCGCAAGCATCTTTAGGTGAACAGGCGGGACAGGAAGATGTTAGTTCAGTACCTGATTTAAAAGAAGAAGACGTTCTTTCATATATTGGCAAGAGATACAATAAGCAAATCAATTCCTTTGAAGAGTTGATGGCTGAGCGTCAACAGGCAGAACAAATGCCTGAGGATGTGGCTGCTTATATGAAATTTAAAAAAGAAACAGGTCGAGGATTCGAGGACTTTATCAAGTTGAATAAAGACTACGAGTCAATGGACGGAGACGTGTTATTAAAAGAATACCTTTCTTCTACGCAAGAAGGGCTTGACTCTGAGGATATCGAGGCATTGATGGATGATTACCGATATGATGAAGACCTTGATGATGAATCACGAGTTAAGAAAGTAAAAATTGAAAGAAAGAAAGTTATTGCTGAGGCAAAGAAATTCTTTAATACTCAAAAGGAAAAGTACAGAATACCCCTTGAGTCAAGAGCGGTTGGTGTTCCTGCGGAGGATAAGGAAGAGTATGAAGCATTTAAGCAGTATATAAGCAAGGCGAAAACCATAGAGGAGGAGAACAACCGTAAGCGTCAATGGTTTGACCAAAAAACGGACGAGGTGTTTAGCGGAGAGTTCAAAGGTTTTGAGTTCAATGTAAATGACCGAAAGTTCAAATTTTCTCCCGGTGATTCTGCTGAGTTGCGTAAACTTCAATCAAGTCCATCGAACTTCATAAACAAGTTCTTAGATGAGAATGGATTGATAAAAGACGCAGCAGGATACCATAGGTCGTTAGCTGTTGCTATGAACCCTGAAAAGTTTGCCAAGTACTTCTATGAGCAAGGATTGGCAGATGCAACTGAGGATGTTACTCGCAAGATTAAAAATGTAAATATGTCTGAGCGAAAAGCACCCGAGGCTACATCGACTAATAATGGGTTTCAGGTGAAAGCGGTCAACCCTGATTCAGGAAGGAATCTAAAAATCCGTAGTGCAAAACGTATTTAACTAATTTAAAAATTAAGCAAAATGGCAAGTGCTCTTTTATCATCACCCACCTATGCGCTGCAACCCGCGCCCGAACAGGTGGCTTTATCTACAAACTATATTACCAACTTCAACTTCTTGAATCAGTATCTTCCTGATACTTACGAGAAAGAATTTGAGCGTTATGGTAATCGTACAATTGCATCATTCCTCCGTATGGTAGGTGCTGAGATGCCTTCAAACTCTGACCAAATCAAATGGGCAGAACAAGGCCGTCTGCACATTAAGTACATTAACTGTACTTCTGCCGCTGCGTTGGGTGCTGCAACAGCTACTTTCACTGTGGCTGACACAGGCGTTACCTACATCGCTATTCGCGTAGGTCAGACTGTAATGATTCAAAACAATACATCAGGTGTGTTCAACAAAGCTATTGTTACTGCCGTTCCTTCAGCAACCACATTCACTGTGGCTTACTATGAGGCAGCAGGTCAGGCTTTTGCTGTATCAACTGCTTGTACTGTATTCATCTACGGTTCTGAATTTAAGAAGGGAACTAACGGAATGGTTGGTTCTTTGGAAGCAGAAGATGATATCTTCTCTAACAACCCAATTATCATTAAGGATAAGTATTCCGTTAATGGTTCTGATATGGCTCAGATTGGTTGGGTTGAGGTTACTACCGAAAATGGTGCTACAGGATACCTTTGGTATTTGAAGAGCGAGCACGAAACTCGTCTTCGTTTTGAGGACTACCTCGAGACTGCAATGATTGAGGCTGTTCCTGCTGCGTCAGGTTCAGGTGCTGCTACCGCAGGATTCATTGGTTCTCAGGGTATTTTCTACGTAGTTAATGCTCGTGGTAACGTATGGGGTGGCGGTACTCCAACATCTCTTTCTGATTGGGATACTATTGTTCAGCGTTTGGACAAGCAGGGCGCAATCGAAGAGAACGTGGTATTCGTTAACCGTCAGTTGAGTTTCGACATTGACAATATGTTGGCTACTCTGAACGGTTGGAACACTACAGGTGCTGCCAATGCTGCTTCTTATGGTTTGTTTGACAACGATATGGAGATGGCTTTGAATCTCGGGTTCAGCGGTTTCCGTCGTGGTTATGACTTCTATAAGTCAGATTGGAAATACTTGAACGACCCAACAATGCGTGGTGGCCTCAGTGCTGCTGCTGCAACTGCGACAGGTACTGTTACAGGTATTCTTGTTCCCGCAGGTTCTACTTCAGTGTATGACCAAATTATGGGTAAGAACGCTAAGCGTCCATTCCTTCACGTGCGTTACCGCGCATCTGAGGCTGAAGACCGCAGATACAAGACTTGGATTACAGGTTCTGCGGGTGGTGCTGCTACAAGCGACCTCGATGCAATGGAGGTTAACTTCCTCTCTGAGCGTGCAGTATGTACCTTAGGTGCGAACAACTTCGTATTGTTCCGCTACGGATAATCATTTTAAAAATGGGAGAGTGTCTTCAAAGACACTTTCCCTTTTTACTTAATCAAATCAAATTCAATTAAATAAATGGCAAAGAATAATCCCCAAAAAGACAAAGTCTATAAACTACTTATAGGCAGTCCACTATCTTACACCTTGGCTTCAAGGAATCATCCACGATTCCCGCTGATGTGGTTTGATGAACAAAAAAATGTAAACCGGGTTTTGCGATACGCATCCAATCAAAAGTCTCCCTTTGAGGATGAGCAAGATGGAAATGCTATCTTAGAACCAATCGTATTTGAGGACGGTATGCTTACGGTATCGAGAACAAATCCCGTCCTTCAAGAGTTCCTGCATTACCACCCTCATAACGGGACGGTGTTTGCTGAACTCGATAATGAGAAAGAAGCAGCGGCAGAGGTTGCTGACTTAAATATTGAGGTTGACGCTCTTATTCAGGCTCGTCAACTTTCAATTGAGCAAATTGAAATGCTGACCCGTGTGTTCTTTGGTAAAGACCCGTCAACTGTTTCAACAGCTGAATTGAAACGCGACCTGTTGGTATATGCTAAGCGTGACCCACAAGGATTTTTGAATACCCTGAATGACCCTGAGTTGAACTTCCAATCTAAGATTCGTCTTTTCTTTGAAAACAACTTGTTGTCACTAAGGAATAACAACAAAGAAATTTGGTTCAATACCCCAACAAACAAAAAGAAGATGTGCTCTATTCCTTTTGGGCAAAGTCCATACGATACAGCTATGGCTTTCCTGCAAAGTGATGATGGCATTGATGCTTTGAAAATGTTGGAGACAATACTTGAGAGTTGATTGATGTGTTGTGTTATGTGTATTTGATGTTGGAAGAGGGGCAAGTAGCCCCTCTTTTTTTTAGTATATTTGTAAAAAAGAAGGGATGATAAACTCAGTAAGAAACACCGTGTTGTCTGTACTTAACAAGAATAACTACGGATACATTTCTCCCTCAGATTTTAATCTGTATGCTAAGCAAGCACAGATGGAATTGTATGAGGATTACTTTAGTGACTACAACAAGTCTGTTGTATATGAAAACCAACGAGTTTCAGGCACTGACTATGCCGATGTCAAGAAAGCAATCACGGAGCTATTAGAGCTTTTCTTATCTAATAATTTTTTGCATCCTGTACTTTCTTCAGCGGGCACGCTTACAAATAAATTCTTTATGCCGTCAGATATAACTACGGGTGATAGAGCTTATATGCTTAGTAGGATTATTTATTATAATCAATTAAAGGCACAGGGAACTAACACTTTAGTTGTACCGTTTCAACTTGAAGACGCAGGTGCTTTATTTGTGACCAATGGTATTATAGCAGGGGACATTGTTACAAACAATATAAACTTTTTAAGTGCTACCGTATTGGCCGTTATAGGTCAAACACAGTTGTTGTTAGATACAGATATATTCACGGCAACCCCTGTTACCTACAGCATATTTTCTTTTGCAAGTTTATCTGAAGCTGAGCCTGTAACGGACGGTAAAATAACAGCATTGAGTATATCTCCGTTGACAGCCCCATCTACAATGTTTCCTGCATATACATTGAACGCTGAGTTCCTGTCCACTTACCCATCAATATCTACGGGGTATGGCTCGGTACGGGCATCATACTTTAGGTATCCTCGAGACCCAAAGTGGACATTTATTACCTTGGTTAATGGCGAACCTGCCTTTGACCAAACTCAACCTGACTATCAAGACTTTGAACTTCCGCTTGAGGATGAATACAAACTCGTTATGAAAATCCTTCAGTACTGTGGAATATCTATACGCGAGACTCAAGTTGTTCAATATGCTATGAGTCAGGAGCAGCAATCAAATGCATAATTAACCGTGAACAAATAACTTTCTAATGGCATATATATCTCAGTTTCAATACTATACCAACAATGGCAATACTCCTGAGGATGCTAATTGGGGTAGCTATCAGTATGTTAGTCTTCAAGACATTGTAACTAATTTTATATTGATGTACTCAGGGAACCATTCTCTTGTAAACAACGAGGAGCGGTATAAGATTTTGTTTCACGCTAAGAGAGCCATACAGGAATTAAACTACGATGCATTCAAAGAGATTAAGGTGTTAGAGTTGACCGTTGCTGAGAATTTAAAGTTTGTGCTCCCATCTGACTATGTCAATTGGGTTCGTATCTCTTTATACAAGGATGGATGTTTGCGTCCATTGAGCGAGAACATTCAAGCTTTATCATCAGATGCCTACCTTCAGGACAATCAAGGCAAGATTCTATTTGATATCAATGGTAACATATTAAAACCACAAGATTCGACTATTGATTATGATAGGCTCAACAAATTAAAGAAGAGTATCTACCTCAATCAAGGTAATCAATTTCACGGTCAGATGGGATGGTGTGTGGATGGTAATTGGTACTTTGACTATGCCATTGGTGCAGCATTTGGATTAAACACTGAGACAGCTAACTTCAATCCTACATTCAATATAGATAAGAAAGCGGGGGTTATAAACTTTGACTCAAGTATGGTCAATGAGTTGTGCATACTTGAGTATGTATCAGATGGAATGGAAAATGGAGACAACTCATTAGTTACCGTAAACAAATTGTTTGAACAGTATATCTATGCCGCTATCAAGTATGAGATTCTTAACTCTAAGTTTGGGGTTCAAGAATATATAGTAGCTCGTGCTCGTAAAGAAAGAGCAGCACTCCTTAGGAATGCTAAGATTAGAATGAGCAATATCCACCCCGGACGATTGCTGATGAACTTACGCGGTATGGACAAGACAATCAAATAATATGGCAAACATTACAAGGAATTTTATAAAGGGTAGAATGAATAAGGTCGTTGATGAACGCCTTGTCCCTGATGGAGAATATATAGACGCTGTAAACGTCAGGATGGGTTCTACAGAAAATTCTGAAATAGGTGTAATTGAAAATACAAAAGGTAATGTGGCATTGACTGCTCTTGCCTATCTTGACGGAACTCCTTTGAGTATTGATGCTGTATGTATAGGTGCTATTGACGATAGTGCAAATGAAACTCTTTATTGGTTTGTTCACGACCCTAATTTTCCTGTTGGAGCTACAGGCAAACTTGACTTGATTGTTTCGTTTAACGTGCTAACAAACATATTAACGTATCACATCATTAGTATTGACGATGGCTCAGGCATCAACACCACACTAAACTTCAATCCAAAATATTTAATAACGGGAATCAATAAGGTAAATAACCTTTTATTTTTTACCGACAACTATAACCCACCGCGTTTTATTAATGTAAGGAAAGGGTATGATAATCCAAGTGTAGCAAACATTGATTTCAATAACATACCGACTCGATTAGCCGAGGCTATTCTTGTAATAAAGAAACCACCGACTGAGTCTCCTACTGTTCAGCCGATAGTACTTCCCGGCCCTGACAACTATCTTGAAGCAAGATTTATTTGTTTTGCTTATAGATATAGATATGCTGATGGAGAATACTCGGCAACATCTCAATGGTCTGCACCTGCTTTTATACCTAACAACTTTTCATTTGAGCCAAGCAGTTACCTTAATGATGGAATGACCAATTCCTGTAATGCTGCTACAATAACATATTTTTCGGGAGGTCCACTTGTAGTTGGTATAGACTTGTTATTCAAACAAGCAAACAACAATATCATTAAAGTTATTGAGAAACTTGACAAGGCAGAGTTAGGTATACCAAACTTTAGTTTTCAAACATTCACGTTTGAGAACAGCAAAATATTTACCGTACTGCCTGAGTCAGAAATATTAAGACTCTACGATAACGTACCTCTTCTTTCTAAAGCTCAGACGATTATGGGTAATCGTTTGATGTATGGTAATTATACTGAGGGATACGATTTGATTGATGTATTTGGTAATCCAACAAGATTAGAATATCAGACTCAACTTATAACACAAACTATTGGATTAGTGCAAATTCCTGACACTGTATCAAATGGTGTATATAATATATATGCTCCAACTACTATATCGGGTTCTATTGTAAACATAGATTTGTCAGGAG